TTTTGTAAGCGAGTAGAAAGAGATGAAGAATTTATTGCTGACATGGAAAAAGAAGTATTACAGTTTTTAGCGGAAGTAGAGTCTGAACTAGAAGCACTTAAAAAGAAAGAAGGGTATTGATATGGCATCAGATTTAAATATGTGGCAAGGCATTGGCAGATTAGGCAAAGATGTTGAGTTGCGTTTTACTGCTAGTGGCGATGCCATTGCAAACTTTAGTATTGCTTGCGGTTGGAAAACCAAAGACAAAGAAGGTGCAGAGTGGGTAAATATTACTGTCTTTGGAAAACTTGCAGAAATTTGCGGCAAGTATTTAAAAAAAGGTAGCCAAGTTTATGTATCAGGAAGTATGAGAACTGACAAATACACAGACAAGGTAACTGGTGTTGAAAAGTATTCAACAAAAATTGTTGCTGAAAAAATGCAGATGTTAGGCGGCAAATCTGAAAACGCAGATGAAGTCCCTTATAATGCTAAGTTGTTGCCAAAAGCAACTAATGAACCATCGTATGCTGATATGGATAACACTCCGTTTTAATTAGCTTTGGGGCTGTAGGCGAGTGCCGCATCACTCAATAAACTGCAAACTCCTTTCGTGGTCTATAGCCCCACCCATTAGGATTTACCCTTATATTTGCCTAAAAAATAGGCAAAAACCCCTTTCTAGCTGGTCTAGACCCCTGTAAGTCATTGATTTATAAGACAAAAATATATTTGTGATAGATATTGCATAAGTATTATTTCCATGTATTATATCTACATGGGCAGACGAAAGCCCCAACACGAAAGGGAGTTAAAAATGATTAACAGCAAATTCGGAGTAGAGTTAGAGTGCTTTAATGTTCCAATGCAGACAGTTGTTGATGCACTTAACAACGCAGGCATTCCAGCTATTCGTGCAGGTTATAGCGGCAATGACTACACCAAGTTTCAAATTAAACATGACGGCTCAATCCAAGGTCGTGACGGCTTTGAAGTAGTAAGTCCAATTTTGCAAGGCGAGGCTGGCATTGCAACAATTCGCCAAGTGTGCCAAATCATTACAGCACTCGGCGCACAAGTAAATCAGTCTACAGGCTTTCACATCCATCACGATGTTACTAACTGGGGCATCAAAGAGTTTCGTAATTTGTTTAAGCGTTTTGTAAAGTTTGAGGCTGGCATGGATTCTATTCAACCAGCAAGCCGTCGCAACCAAGCAAATCGTTATGTAGGCTCACTCTACGGAAGCATGACTAATACATCAGTAGAGTCGCAACAAGTATTATTTTCCGACATTGACAAGGCTCGCACAGTACGCCAACTCGGACAATTATTTTCTACCCGTTACCTTAAACTAAATTTGCAAAGTTTTTTCCGCATGGGTTCTGTAGAGTTTCGCCATCATAGCGGCACAACAGATGCAGACAAAGTAGAAAATTACATCCGTTTGACATTCGGCATGGTAGCTGATGCTCAAGACCATACAGCAGTCAAAGCATTTAAAGAGCAGTACACAGCCAAGGTAGCACTCGACACAATGCTTGCTGGCATGGTACGCAGAAACAAAATTACACCAGCGATTGCCCAATATTACAAAGCAAGAGCAACACAATTACAAGGAGTTTAATTATGCAAACCAAATACATTTACTTTTTTGACGGCGGAGGCTTTGTGACAGCCTCTGACCCTAGCGAGTTTGTAGATGCTATGCGTAGTGACAGTCGTGCGCCATCTACCAGCAGACAGCAATTTATGGAAGATGTATCTACACGATGCAAATGCTACAACGGCTCAGATATTAACTACAGACACGACCAGTATTTTTTAGAAGATTTGATAGCAGGCGGTTTTGTGACTGTATGCAAAACAAATTAATATTTGTAATACTTATGCTATAATACTTATATCTACACGAAAGGAAACAAAATGTTATATGCGGCATACGGAAGTAATCTTAATCATGACCAAATGGCTAGGCGTTGCCCTCAAGCTAAGTTTGTAGGCGTAGGAGTATTAGACAAATACAGGCTGGTATTTAGAGGCGTAGCAGACATTGAGCATAGCAAAAAGGGCTATGTACCAGTCGGTTTGTGGGAGATTACTGGAGACTGTCTAATGCGGCTGGATGCCTATGAAGGCTACCCAAATATGTATGGCAGAGAAACAGTAGACATTCGCATGGACGACAAAGAAGTAGATGCCATTATTTATTACATGAATTATGGTGGGTACGAAGCACCAACAGAAAGTTATTTTAATGCAATTAAAGACGGGTACGAACATTGCGGCATTCAATTATCTAAATTGTATGATGCTTTAGAGTACACAAAACATAACTATTACATAGAGGCGGCTTATGAAAACCAAAGTTATTGATTGGATTGGCGTAATACTTTTAGGAGTAGTTTTAGGAAGTATGGTTGGATTTGGATTTTAATTTATAAAACAAGAGAGGAATTATCATGTCAGCAGAATTAACAGTAAGAGCAGATGGATTTGTCGAGATGGCGTTTGTAGGCGAAACGCCTTGGCACAGAAGTGGTCAAGTATTAACGCAAGATGCAACTATTGAAGAATGGCAGAAAGCGGCTGGGCTTGACTGGACTATAGAAACTACAGGTGTACAGTACAAAGGTTTATCTCCTACTGGCTACGGCGTTGCGACTTATGATTTTAAAGGACAAAATGTATTACATCGTAGTGATACAAAAGCCCCTCTGTCTGTAGTATCGGATAGGTATAAACCCGTACAACCAAAGGAAGTATTAGAGTTCTTTCGTGATTTAATTGATGAAAATGGATTTAAGATACATACGGCTGGAACGCTGATGGGCGGCAAGCGGATGTGGGCTCTAGCACAGACAGGTAAATACGCAGAAGTTATTAAGGGCGATGGCGTAGGCGGTTTCTTGCTGTTATCTACATCTTGCGACAGGTCGCTGGCTACAACAGCACGATTCACGACTGTAAGAGTTGTCTGCAATAACACGCTTACAATGGCGCATCACGAAAATGCTCACAGCGTATCTTTCTCACATATTAAAAAGTTTGACCATGCGGCTGTAAAAGCAAAACTTGGAAATGCGGTAGCATCGTTTGGCTCATTTATTGAGATGGCTAAAGTATTACAACGCCAACAAATGAATCGCAATCAGGCAGATGTATTTATTAAAAACCTAATTGCGCCTATGAGTCAGATTGACAGAGAGGACTATGACCTTTCACACAATCGTGCCTATCAAAAGATTATGAATTTATTTGATGGGGGGGCAATGGGGGCTGGAATGGTAGGCTATACAAAATGGGCTATGCTTAATGCCGTAACTGAGTATTACGACCATCACAAACCTACACATAGTGCAGATGCTCGGTTAAATTCAGCTTGGTTTGGCAATGGCGACCGCATGAAAAATAATGCTACAAAATTGCTATTAACTGCTTGACATATATTAGAAGTCCAGTATGATGCCCCTATGTAATACAACACGGGGGCATCATGACACAAGCCGCATCAAAATTACGCACATTATTAAAGACAAAGACTGAGCCAGTAACACTTACTGCAATTAAAGAAGTCTATCCTGAATTAAAAGCAAGTCAAATATCAATGGCTCTCTGCTATCTGATGAAAAATCGTTATGTAACAAGGCAAAAAGTTCCTAGTAACTTAGCAAGAGGTCGCAAAGAAATTTGGTCGTACACTTATCACTCTGAAAAATTGCCATTGGTGCAGACAAATGAAAATTGAACAAGTCAAAATAGATAAATTAATACCCTATGCAAATAATGCTAGAGAACATGACGATAAACAGATTGCTCAGATAGCGGGAAGCATCAGAGAGTATGGATTTAATAATCCAATACTGATTGATGAAAATAATACCCTAATAGCTGGACATGGTCGTTTATATGCGGCTATGAAGCTAGAGTTGAAAGATGTACCATGCATTAGGTTGCCGCACCTAACCGAACTACAAAAGAAAGCGTACATCTTGGCAGATAACAAAATTGCCCTTAATTCGCATTGGAACACTTCTATGCTGGATTTAGAATTGCGAGCCCTACAGGATGGCAATGTAGATTTAAGCACGCTTGGCTTTAATGAAGGTGATTTAGCTAGGCTGGCAGATGATAAAGACCAAGAACGCTTAGATGCTATGGTGGCAGATGCTGGAATAGATGACGATGTAGATACTAGCGACAGACCTGACCAAGAAATGTTTCCATTATCTGTCATGTTAGAACACGACC